CCTGGGAAAGTCATCCCGCCTCCTTCTCTCTCATACCTTTAGCGCCGTTTGTCGTCGTGTGACTTCGTGGGCTGTGGCTATCGGGTTGGACTGGTCGGTGATGTTGTACGTGTGGTTCACGGTCACGCCGCCTGTGTTTGCTGCCCGGTAGTTGGGTGCGCCCTGATAGGTGGGTGCGGAAGGCCGGTACGCTGTCGAACCCGACCCGCCGAACAGGGATTTCGACGGGACCATAGCGTGACCGAGAGCCGTAGCGTGTGCGCTGATGGGGTTCAGCGCCGCCTTCTGCCGGTCAATGATGGTTCCCGTGAAGTTGTCCGTGATGTCCGTGGCAACGCGGGAGGGCGAGTTGATGCCGAGGGCCTTCTTCAAAGCCTTCTCCATCGACAAACCAACCTGCGTCATGGCCTTGGTGATCGCGGACTCCTGCGACTGCAAACCGGCCACGATGCCCTGAGCGACACTCACGCCGCCCTTGAACATCGAGTTAGTGACATAGATGCCTGCCGCGTTAGAAGCCGAATCCATCGCCGTGTACGTGCCGTTGAGCTGGGTGACCTGCGACTTGGACGCATGAATAAGAGCGTCAGCAGCCACGGTCCCTTGAGCGGATCCCATGCCGGCGATCTCCTGCACAATCGCGCCCGAGTAGCCCATCTTCTGCAACGAGTTCAGCTTCAACCCGAACGCCTGGATCTGATGTAGCTTCGACGTCGCCGCGCCCTGCACATCCGTGATGTTCGGAACACCAAACATGGACGTGTTGCTGATCACGTCGGATAGCTTGAACTCGCCACGAAGGGAAGACGCCGTACTGTTTTTCACGTTCGTCAGGTCAGTGAGGCGCGTCTGTGCCGCTGTGAGCGACTTACCCAACCGGTCGGACTGCGCCCACAAGTTCCGCAGGGTCGCATCAGCATGGTTCGCCGTCGCGTTCAGGAACCCCACCTGTGACGGAAGGTTCCCGCTCGAAGCCGCAGACCGCAAACGGTCAGAGAACTGGTAGCCATTCGACAACGACTGATTCACCGTGCCGTAAGACTCGCCCCGGCCGTCCTCCAAGCCAAGCTTTTGCAGCTCGCCGTACCTGTAGGTGTAGGACTTAGCGAGTTCCTTAGCCCTCGCCTGCTGCTCACGGTACAACCGGTTAGCGTGCGCCGCAGCAGACTCGTGCATGTGACCCGGGCTGTTGTAGAACACGGCCCCGCCGCTAGAGAACTTCGGAGCATGGCCCTTGTCCACCATGTCGCGGAACCGGTAAACCGCAGCCTGCCCGCCCATCTTCTGAACCTCAGCCGCTGTCAGGACATGCTCACCATTCGACAGAAACGCGGGGATGTCATCAGACGTGCCGGTGCCAGCCCCGTGGACAGCGCCGCCGTCAGCTTTCTTCAGGAACCCCGGCGCGTACACCCCAGCGCCCTGCCCCTTAGAACCATCAGAAATTCCAGAAGGTGCCAAGCCGACCGTCTTATCAAACGTGGTCCGGTAGGTGTCAATGTTGATGTTGACGCGCTTGCCGTTGAGGTTGTCCGCCTCTTTGCCGATGCCCTGAAGCTTCAGCATCGAGTCAATGTAGTTCTGGATCGCGGTGTCAATCTTGACGCCCTTGGGGATGCCAAGGACCTTCCGGGCCATGCCGTCGGCCTTGTCGCCCGTGATACCGAAGACCTTGTAGTTCGCGAGCAGGTCGTCATAGGTCGTGTGCAGGTTCTTACTCAGCGTGCTCTGAGACGCACCATTCTTGGCGTTAGAGTCAACCACCTTGAGGCCAGCCGCAGCGACATCATCCAGGACCTTCTGGTTAGCGCGTCCCTTCTCGGTGTGAATGTCGAGGCTGGTGCCGTTCTTCTTGATCGACGCGTCCACGGCATCCAACGACGCATAGTAGTCGCTCAGCGCCTGATCCGCGCTGATCTGGATAAGACCAGCCTGCTCGAACGAGGTAATCAGCTTGCCCATATCGATGACGACGCCCTCAGCGGAGAGGCCGATATTGTCTAGGGCCTTCGTCATCTCCGGGGTTACGGCCTGCGCCTTACCCATAGCGTCCGTGTACATCTCAGTGGAACCGCCAGCCGCCTGCATGGCCGGCGGGACCTTGCCCATAGCCCAGTTCAGAAGATCCTGATCTGAAACGGTCACCTTCGCCTGGGAGGCCTGAGCCCTCAGCGCGTCAAGATACTGCGGGAAGCTCTTAGCCGTTGTCTCAATCGAAACGCCAGACTTGAGCCCTTCGTCAGCGATCTTCTTGAAACCGTCAGCGGCGATCTGCGCGTTCCCCGAAGACGTCAGGCTAGACAGGGATTGGTCGTACTTGTCGATCTCATCACGGGCGGGCTTCAGCGAATCCGGGATCTTCGCGACGTCGTTGAACCACTTATTGACCGTTGCATCAAGGTCCATGTTGTTGATGCGCTTCAACGCATCCCCAACACCGTTTATCCCAGCAGCCGCTAAACCCTGCCCGCTGAACTTCTTGAACGTGTCATCGACCGCGCCGCCGTTTTTCTGCAAAGCAATGAGCGCCTGGGTCGTCTGATCAACACTCGACGTGACGGGCGCCATGGCGTTACCAACAGCCGAAGCGGCCGCCAGCAAAGCGAACGCAGCCGCGGCAACACCCGCCGCCTTACCAACCGCACCCATCTTTGACGAGAGGCCCGGGATGTCGTGCGACAACTGCTTGAAACCACTGATCGTGTCGAATACCTTGGGTGCGAGGGTCAGGAACCCGCCAGCCACAAGGGCGACAGCACCAGTTACCGCCGCGAACCCGAGGATCGTGCCCTTCGTAGACTCGGGCAACTTCTCAAACCCATGAATCGCGCCGGTAATGTTCTGCACCACGGGGCGTAGGAAACCGTCAGCCGTGGACCCCATCTCAATCATCGCCGTGCCCCAAGCCGCTTGCAGCTTGTTCATGTCACCGTTGAGGGAGTCCATCTTGCCCGCGGCCTGCTTAGCGGCGAACCCGGAATCGTTGACCTTGTCGATCCATTCCTGCACACCAGACGCACCAGCCTGGTAAAGGATGTTCGCGCCAACAATGGAACGGGCACCGAAGATGTGCGCTTCCATCGCGTTACGCTCAGACTCGGACAGCTTGCCCATCTTGTCATGCAACTGACCAGCAAGGGAGGTCATACCAACGAAGTGGCCTTGCTGGTCGTAGATGCTCATGCCGAGCTTCTTCATGTCACCGGCAGCAGTGGCGGACGGGGCAGCGAGCTTCAGCAACATCTGCCGCAGATCAGTACCAGCGGCCTCACCCATCAGGCCGTTCTGAGCGAACAGAGACAGGGTACCGACAGTGTCGTCCAGCGACATGCCGAACTGGTGCGCGACCAGCCCACCGGACTTCAACGCCCAGCCGAGCTCAGACACGCCACCGAGAGCCTTATCAGCGCCCGCCGCCAGAAGGTCCGCTACGTGCGGGATGTCGCTACCCTGAAGCTTGAACTGCGTCATGGCGATAGTAGCGATCTCGGTAGCCTGCGCCACGTCGATCTGACCCGCAGCCGCCAGAGTCAGGGATCCGGCGAGTGCGCCGCCCATGATGTCCTTGACGCTGATGCCGGCCTTGACCAGTTCAATCTCAGCGTCCGCAACCTCAGTAGCGGAGAACCCAATTGACTGACCCATGTTCAACGCGGCGTCGGAAAGGGTTTGCATGTCGCTGGCGGACGCGTGCGACAGGGACTGAACCTGTGCCATCTTCGCGCCAAAGTCGGCGTAAGCCTTTATTGCGAGCCCAACCCCAGCCTCAGCCGCAGCACCAAACCCAAGCAACGCGACACCCGAGTCACGCCACGCCTGCTTATGCTGATCTGCCGAAGTAGCCAGCCTGCCGAGCGCTGTCCCGCCGTTCTGCTGCATCTGCTCAAGATCGGACTGCATCTTCTTAGCAGACGCACCAGAAGCCGCCATAGCAGCCTGGAACCCGGAAACCTCAGCCTTCAGACGAACAACAACGCTACGATCCGCCACGGCAGGCCTCCACTATTCAGATGATGTGTGCAACACTTTGCGAATGACAAAGCAAGGGGAAAGCACCACAAAGAAACCCGGCGAAGGGCTCATGTGGGTTGGGGGTGTGGTGGCCGTGATCGGGCTGCTACTCGGGGCAACAGCGGTCGCCGGCGGGAGCGCGCCAGGCCTGCTAACCATCGGCGTGGTTATTGCCGGCGCTCTCTTGGGTGTGGTCGGGTTTTCCCGGCGCCTACTTGCCGCGGTCGAGCGGAACTAGCGGCTCGTCACTGGGGCGCGTGTACACGGCGCCCAACTGCTCGCCCGGATCCGGCTTGTAGCCCTCGGCGTTGCGGTGAATCTCAATGGCTGCGTTCGCGTAACACACAGTCGTGTCAACGTCGAAGTAGCCGTCATTCTCGGGGTGCCGGCAAATGTGCGCCGCATACCCGCAAGAACACAGCCCGTCCTCATACGCGGTAAACGCCAACGCGAGCAGGCGGTCCTTCACAGACCACTCGCCCCCGCCACCCATGAACAGGGACGGGGGCTGACGGTAATCACGCGCGGTCTTCAGGAGCGAAACTACCCCCGGCCATTTCCTTGTCCAGAGGACCGACGCGAGAAAGGGACAGTAACCTCGGGCTGCTGCAACGTAGCGAGCTGGTACGCGGCAACAATCTTCGACATCTGCGCGTCACCAATCGCCGCCGACAGCTTCCCCAACTGCTCAAAGCTCATCTTCGGGGACACCAGCGCCGCCTCAATCTGAAGCCGCCCAATCTCAGCGTCCGTGCGGTTGTCGGCCTTCGCTTTCTTGCCGATAGCGTCGATCTCATCCTGGGTTAGGCCCTTGACCCGGACCGTAATGCCCGAATCGTGGAACTGCTGCGCCAGTGCAACATACTCCTGTTCGAGGAGATCGGCGGAGTCGGTCAGCGACTGGTCCTCTTCCGGGACGCTCTTGGCTTCCTCGATCCGACGCTCCAGCGCGTCAAGGTCAGCCATCAGGTCCGCGCGCTTGTACACGGTTACGGAACGCTCGGGGCGTTTCGCGTCCGACAGCCACGCGTCAATATCGAAGTCTTCGGGCGCGGGCACAGGGGCGGTAGGGGTTTCAGTCATGGTCGCAGGCTCCTAAGTAAGAGGGGGGCGCAGGCTATTGAGTGGTGAAGCGGCGCGGGGGAGCCTGCGAAAACAACCCCGCGCCGCTGGTCTTAGTTACGCCGTGATGGCGACCCGGTTCCACACCTTCTGAACATGGAACATCTGCCCGAACTTCAGGTACGATGCGTAGTCCTTCGGGGGGCGCGGGTCATCAGTCAGGACCTCGTACACGTCCACGACATCGCCGACAGCAAGCGGGGTGGAAGCCTGCGGACCCTTGCGCTCCACAATCCACACCCGGATACCCTTCTCGGTGAAAATCGTGAAGGGAACATCCTCGGTCGGGACGGACTTGCCATCAGCGTCCAGGTAGCGGAAGAACTCAACGTCGCCGCTGTAGTTCGACATGCCCGGAACGGAGCTGTTCGTGGTGGACGCGAGCGACGGTTCGTTCACCTTGTCGGCGCCGGTAGCGCCAAGGTTGTACGAAGACTTCAGGATGTTGTCGCTGATGTCCTTAGCGTTCGTGCCGACAAGGTCAGTAGCGAGGGAAATGGTGCCGGGGGTAGCCGGCGCAACAGTGAGGACAGTAACCTTCACTGCACCAATAGCAAGCGAGCGGGGCATATCAAACCTCTTTCAGGTCAGTTGGGTGTTCGTCCGGTGCGATTGCCTCGGGCGTGCTGGGATCAATCGCAGTCAGGTCCGGATTGACCTGGTCCCTGATCCACGAATCGGGTACGGGGTGCTCGTACTTCTGCCCGGTGGATTTCCGCCAGACATCAATAAGACGGGCCATTGCCGTCCTCCTTTGTAGCTATTTGGGGTCGCTGATCAGGTCGTACTGGTCCACGGCGTAGAACGGGTGACCGATGCCGGGGACAGTGACGGACAGGTCGGCTTGTATGGGCATCTGCGGGGTCTGAACCATGCGGTGCGTCACCCGGTTAGGTACGGTCGGCCTAGCCCTGTTCAGGGCCGTCCTGACGCGTTGCAGAACGATGGCTGCGGAGTCGAACGTCATGCCCGCGACCGTGGCGTAAACCTTCAGCGTCAACGTCGTCGGATCATCCGATAACGCCTCCGTGCCAGCCGTGCCACCGTCACCCCACAACACCACATACGGGTAAGTCGGAGTGCCGGGAACGTCACCCTTGTAAACGGTCATGTCGGACGGCAGGAGCGCGGCAACACCCGCGTAATGGTCAGCGATCATATGAGGATCCCGTCACCAATCTCGCCGAGATAGCGCTCTAGGTTCGGGGCCTCATCGTTCAACGCCTCAACCGGGTTACGCACCGTCCCACCACCAGGGCGCGACGTGCCGAAGATGGCGATACCGGCAAGGGCAGCAACCGAACCAACCGACTTGTCATAGCCGATCTCAGCGTCAACCGATGCGTCCCCACCGAACTGCCCAACGTTCACGTCATACGTGACCGTCCGGGCAATCTGCTTGAAGTGGCGAGACTTGTTCGCGTCAGCCTGCATCGCCTTCTTGACGTTCTGGGCAGCCTTCTTCACAATCGGCTCCACCTTCAGAACAGCCAGCGGGGCAGCCTTGATCAGGTCTGCCGTCAACTGGCTAATCTCATGGGCGTCAACAGTGAACGTCTCAACAGTGCTCACGATGGCATCTCCTCCACCCCAAGACGCCGGGCCGTACCCTCAGACTTGTTCATCAGCCCGACAACCCGATACGAACGCCCAACAAGGTCCGGGTCATAAACAGACGCCGTGACCAGCGCCTCATCGTTGGTCTTCACACCAACCACCGAAACCGGGACCTGCACCTCATACCGCTGAACAATGAACTCGTACTCGCCGCCAGTTTTCATCAGCTCACGGTTAGTGAAGGTCTGCACCTTGCACTTACCCGTGTAGATGGTTTCGTAAGCAGGGGACACGACGCCCGAAACAGGATCCGTGACAAGGCCCGTCTGCCGGCGGATCGTGCACTCATCCACCATCAGCCGCTCAGCCATATGCCGGGCGCGCGAAAGAACACCGCCAAGATTCACAGCGTTTTCACCACCTGAGAGCCATTACCAAACCGGGCAGCCAACCAATGCCGCGTCCGGGAAGGAAGCGTCATTGGTGTGACAGCCTCCACCTCCAAGCCGGTGGCGTAAGACTCCTTGTAGTCGTCCACACCAACCGACGAAACCCGGCCATTGTTCAAACCAAGATCCCCAGAGCGGAATGCCTCCAACCCGGCAATAACCACGGACACAACAAGCTCCGCAATATCCTCCGGGACGGTTGCGTAACCATGCGTGTACGTCACCGTCACGTTCAGCGGACCATCCATGCCCGGGGCGTCAGACATGCCCCAGCCCGAACGCCGGTACAGCCCGGACGCCACCAGAACCCAGTCAGTAATCTCTGACCCGTCCTCAGTAGCGATCACGGACTGCACCGACTGAACAGGCAGGCCAGGCAACCGCAAAAGCTGCCCATCAAACGCCGTCAAAGTGACCGTAGACGTTGACTGGATGATCGGCGCGCCAGCAGCATTACACACCGCAGCCGAAGCAGACCGGATAAGCCGGCCCACAACAGTCGCCTCAGTGCCCGAAACCACAACACCGTAATCGGCGAGGTCTGACACGCTGATCAAATCAGTCATAATTACGCCTTAGCTCCCTTGGCCGGCGTCTCAACCGGCGCGTCAACATATTCGGCGTGACCGCCACCAACCAGGCCGGAAGCGATCGAGTCAACCGCCTCGAACACGACACCGTTCTCGCCCTTCAGCCAAGCCATCAGGCCGCCGTCACAGACACGATGCCGGTGGGGCGGATAGCCTTGGCACCGTAGACGTGGAGGCCACGGACACGGTCGGCGAAGCTGTTCTGGTCGCGCATACCTTCGACGGACTGGACCTGCGAAGCGAACGCAAGGGCAGACTTGTGGAAGGCGATGATCTGCGGCTTAGCCGTGGACTGCATGTTCTCAGTGGTGTACGACTCGAAGCCGAGCAGCTTGCCCAGTGAGGCGTTACGCAGGCCGTCAGTCGAACCAGCGGTCTGCGAAGACATCAGCTTGGCGTCGTTCGCGTCGAGCAGCGCCTCGAACTCGGCGTTGAACACAATGACACGGTCACCCTGCGGGACCTTGGCCTTGTTCAGCGTCTTCCGCAGGTCGCGGATCGTGTTCCACGCGCTCGTCGCATCAGTCAGCGGGGCCGCGGGGGCAACAACCGTCGAAGCGGAGAACGCAAGGTTGGCGAGGAACAGATCAGCGTCGTTGGCAATGCCATACGCGGCAGACTGCGTGTACTCGCCAAAGGAGCCGGCGGCCTGGATGCGGTCGATGTCATCAACCTTGAAGTCGAAGTTCTTCTCCTGGTTGATCAGCAGCGACAGGGTCGTGTCACTGATCGCATCCGCAGAAGTCGTCCGCCCGGCAGCCTTGTAGTCCTTGACCGCGATCTCGGTAAGGCCGGTGATCTTCAGCTCATTGCCAGAAGTCAGCGCGCCTTCGTACTCGCGGTTGCAAAGCGCAGCCCAAACGGCGGCCTGACGGAAACCGATGAGCAGTTTGGATTCCCACAACTGGGGAATGAAATTGAGAGTAGCCACGCGGGGCGTCCTTTCGGGTTAGAAAACAGGATGGGTTAGAGCAAACCCTTTTTGAGCCTGTCGAGCCTGCCGTCAGAGTCCGCCTTCACGATGGCCTCCGCTGACATGTTCTTCAGGTCGTTCTGGGTGAGTTGTCCGGCGGGGGCCTGTTTGCCACGCCCACTATCGAACTGCCTTGCTCCGCCTTGCGCGGCTAGCGAGGGGTACTGCGAGAGGAGTTCCGTAACCGCTGCGGC